CCTTTTTTATCCATTTTATCAAACCATGCAGTCATATCTTTTACATATCTTTTATGGTCTGCTTTATCACTTTTATCAATTACATCTTTTCCAGATTCTTTTGAAAAACTTGCAATAATTGATTTTGGATTATATCCAGGATTTACTTTTTTGAAATTATCTAAAAAAGATACTTCTTTTAATAAATCTTTTAACTTTATCATTTTATATTAATTTTATTTTAATTTCCAAATAAATCCACCTGCCGATTTTTGTTTATTACTACATACTTTACTTATATCACCTTTATCTGTATTAGTTTTATTTCCTGCTTCTCTTATACTTTTATATTCAGTAATAAAATTCATTTCTTTATCAAATTGTAAAACTGCTTTTTTTGGTCTTATATCACTAAACTTTTTCCTAATTTCTTCTGATAATTTTCTACCTAATGCTTTATTTCTAATTTTATTTTTTGTTTCTTCTGAATGTTTTTTTCCAAAATTAGGATTTTTTTCTCCAATTCTTGCCAAACTCATTTTTTTTCTAATACTATCATCAAATATTCTACCTGTATTGTGAAATCCTAATCCAGGTATATTATAATTTCGATTTAGTTCATTATTTATATTTTCTTTTATGAATTTTATTTCTTTTTCAATTGCTTGCTCTCTAGTTGAAAAAGTATCATTTAATATTGTTTTTATTAAATTTTTTTTATTAGGTTTCCATACTATCATAGAACCCATATAAACATCTTCTTCAGCTTTTCCGTTACAACTTCTACTACCTATATAGTACTCACCTGTTTTTTTATCTTCTATTCTATAAATATAGTGAGTTGTATACATATTAATTAAGTTCTATTAAAATTTCTCTCATAAGGTCTTGTGACTTACACCATTTACCACATTCTTCTGCTATTTGTTTCCATTGTTTACTTTCTTGTAGGGGTGCCATAAATGCTCCATGTGTTGATGGATTTGAAACGAAGTCCCAGCCTAAAAGTTCAAAATCTTCTTGTACCATTACAGTTCCATCGTTCAATTCTTTTACTGAACCTAAACCTCTACTACTAATTCCTAAACGAATATTGTTTTTCAATAATTCTCTTAATATATTCCCAGATGGAGTTGAAAGGATTTCCACTGTCCCCATTACATCATCACCTTCCCACCATATTTTTCTAACATTGTGAGATACATTTTTAAGATTGATTACAGGTGATTCCGGATGATCTAATTCTCCTAAAGCCCTTCTTTCGTTAATTAGTTGATTGTATTTCTGACATTCTCTAATTAATACTTCTTTTGGATAACGTCTATTGTTTTGGTTTGGTGCTCCTGCTCTTTGCAAGATACCTTCTACCAAATAAGTTCCGTTATCTTCTTGCTTTAGTTTTGCTTCGAATAAATGAGTTTCTATTAAAAGATTTTTATTCATTAATATCCTTTTAGTCTACCTTCCGATTTTGCGTTATATGCTTTATCTACGGCATTAAAAAATTTCTTTTTCTCATCATCGGACATAGAATTGATATCTTTTCCGGTTTTATTAAGCATAGTTTTGAAGAGTTCTTGATAATCATTTTCCTCTTTTACAACTTGTCTAATAAGTTCTTTTAATTGGTTTATTTTCATTTTATTGTGCGATTTTGCGAACTTTCTGTTCTAGTTTAATAAGTCGTTCTTTTATCTTATAAATATTATGATTTGTACGTTTCCAAAATTGTTCGTTTGTAATTCCACTTTCTTGCTTAATCCGTCCATACCAATTAAGAAATCTTTCCATTTCAGCAAGTTGTTTATTGATATTAGCGATTCCCCTTCCTATTTTAGCGTGTGGTGGAGTTTCTTCTTTTTTTAATTCTAACCAACGATTTTCATTTACAGCAGTATATCCAGTTAAATCTGCTTGTCTTTTTGCTTTTTTCTTTTCTCCACCTTTTTTTGTAAATGCGTATGGAGTTTGATATCCTTGTACATTTCCAGTAACATTCATTTCCTCTAATGTTTTTTGAGTCATTATCTCTCTAACCATTTTACGAATAATCTCTTTCATTTGAGGAATATAGTCAGGTTCTCCATCGTGCTTTGTTGGTGCGTAATTTATAGCTGTTTTCATACCTTGCAAAGATGTAAATAAATTTTCATTTTTTACATATGCATCCGCATATTTGGTTATATCTTTTTGAATGTTTACTACTGCCTGTTTATCGGTAGGATCTGTTCTTTTCATTTTATTAATCAATCCTAAAAAATATTTTCTTCTGCCTGGTTCTTTTATTTTATTTACTTTACTTAAAAATTCATCACCAACTGCTTTTATTTGTTGTGGGCTTACTTTTCTTCTTGCTTTGAAATCACTATACATTTCTTTCACATTATCAACTATATCATTGAAATTAATAATACCAAAAAATGTAGCTATAGCCGAAACACTTACTCCGATAGTAGAAATTAATGATACTATTACTGCATATATTGGATGCATTCCGCTTTGAGTACATATTTTATATACATGTACTAAAAATTCTCCAACTGCTTTTCCCGCCATTGCTCCACTTTCATCTACTTTATCAGGTAACCCATCGTGCTTTGTTGAAGCGTAATCTTCAGCATCTTTATCAGAAATAGTATCTGCTGCTTTTGCAACTGCTGCACTTGCTGGCTTCTCACCTTTTTGTGCGGCGTGAACCATTCCCATAAATCTTTGCTGTGCTTTACTTACTGCTGGCATAATTTTATTTTTTAATTGCTTCTTTTAATTCTTTCAACAATTCGTAAGTCATCATCAATGCAGAAAGATGTTGTTCTTTAATTTTCTTTACAGATTTTATTTTTTTAATATTAGCAACTGTTTCTGCTAATTTTATTTTTGTAATTTTATCTGAAACTTTAGAACCAACAGTTTTTAATTGTTCAGTAAGATTTATAATTTCTCTACTTACATATTCGTTTAACTTACCAGTATTATTGATATTGTTTATATATTCTCTTAGTAAAGATTTTTGTTCTTCTGTAAGGTTTTTGTATTTTTTATTAAAACTTTCAACAAGCATTTTATAAGATATTGCTCTTAAATCTTCATCTTGTTTACGGTATTCTTCTAATACTGCATCTTTTAATTTTGCATCTTTATTTTGAATGGAAGAATTTATAATTCCTTCTGCGATTGTAAAACGAGAACTAACTATATCTGTTGGGTCAAATTGTTCATTTGATGTTACTACTTCAAAAATTTTGTAAATAGATGCTAATGCTTTGTAATTTGATATTGGAGATTTTATAAATTCATCGATGTTGTAAGTTTCCTTTATAACTTTAACTAAATTATATTTTTCTTTCATTAGTTTTTTTTCATCTAATCTTTTTCTGGCTTCACAAATAGTATCAATGAATTTTTCTGCTTTTGCTTCAGAATTATATTTTTCATTTATCAAATACTGATAAAGTTTTAATTCCTTAGAAAGTTCTTTTTTAGAGTTGAAAAACTCTTTTAGGATTTTCTCTGCTACGGATTTGTTTGCAGCAAGTATCTCCGATGTAACCTGTCTTACTAATAATTCAAAGATAAAGCCTGTATTTTTGAACTTTGAGTGTTTTATTTTTTTCATCAAATGATATAATTTATCAGATATAAATATAGTAATCTATTCGTTTCTTTATTTTTCTTCTGTCAAAATTGTTTTTTTACTTTTTCCCTCCATATCTTTGAATATTTCGGTGTAAGTTCTTTGTTGTTTGAAACGATAGTGTTCTTTATCTTTTTGTTTGTTGGTTTTAATTCCTAATGGATCTCTACCTAACGGATGATCATCTTTACCATATCTAACTGGATCTTTTGGTCGACCAACTTTACCATCTTCTTCTAATTCTGCTTTAATCTTTGCTATTTCTTCTTCAACATTTGTAGGTGCTTCTGTTCCTGTTTCTTTTGCTGGGTCTACACCTTGTGTTTCAATAGAAGTTAATCGGAACATTTGTTTTGTATCTTCTAATACCTGTAGAGTAATCTCATCTTGTTCATCCTTAGCCATTTTCATAATTGCTTCATACATCCATTCCTTAGAGAACATTTTTGTCTGTTGCATTTGTTGAATTAACTGAACTTTAGATGCGTATAATTCTACTTGCTCTTGCTCATATATTTTGGAAGGAAGTGTAAGTTCCAATGAGAAGTTTGTCAAACGGTCATCTGTAATACCTTGAGCATACAAGTGAACGATTGCTATCTTTGTCAATTCCGAAACTAATACTCTTTGTATTCTTTCAATAGTTTTTGCAAAACGAACATCTTGTGCACTTAGTGTTGCTTTACCACCCGTATCTTCTTCATAGTTCATAAATGCTTTTGGAATTTTTAGACCTGCCATCATTTTATTTTTTAAATAATTGATGTCATCAATCATATTATATTCCAAACCTTTTAGAGTATCTATGTTTGTACCATTATCACTACCACGTACTGGCATATAATAATCTTCAATAAGATTTTGTATGTTATATCTTAGATTATAATCACCTGTTCTTTCATCAACAAATGGAACTTTTTTAGAAGAGTTTATAATCTTTTGCATGTAGTTATCCACTTCGTTTGGTGGAATATTACCTACATCAATTTTAAATATTCTTTTTTCAGGTGCTCTCATAATACGATGGATTAACATCGCATCTTCCATAAGTGAAAGTTGTTTCCAAATTCTTCTTACACCCTCAACCATTGATTTACCATATGGAAGAAAGTTTGAATCAGAATTCAATCTGAAGTGTGCCATTTCATAATTCTCATATTCTTTTTTTGATGATTGCATTACTCCGGAATATGGATTTTGATATGGTGCATATATAAATTTTACTCTTTGTGGGTTTTTTGGGTCAAATCCTTCAACTCTACTCATTTCGTAAACACTCATTGGCATTACATTCACAATACCTAATTCATCTGCTATTTCTAATTGAAGAAAAAAATCTCCGTATTTAACTAAGTTTCTTGTCCACGGCCAAAGATTGAATTCTACGTTAAGAATATCGTAAAAAAGGTTTTCAAGTATTTGTTTTATATTATCATCTTCGTGATGAATTTTTAAAACATTACCGAATTCATTTCTACCACTACATTCATCCGCATATACATCTAATGCAGCTGATAGTATTGGATCCATATCCATTGAATCGTAATCTCTGAATAGGTCTATACGAACTTGTGCATATGCTAGAGAAGATTCAATTTGACCTGTGGACATATTTGATATCTTCAATCTCATATAACGATCTACCAAGTTAGTTGTCATATTTTGATACTCATCAGTATCAACTACTTTAACTCCCTTAGTTGTTTTACGAACTATTGTGTTTGTGGAAAATAATTTCTGGAGCCTACTAAAAATTGTTTTTTCTGCCATTGTTTTAATTTATTTGTAACTTATTATTTTTTTATACACTTTTTAGAATGTCTAACTAAATTTCCTTTGTCAAACATTCTATTACAATTCTCACATGCATATTTTTGTCTGCCCAATGCAGCTTTTGATTTATTTATATTTATTTGTTCTAAATTTTTTAATTCCATTTTCATTCCTTTATTCCACGCTTCTTTACCTCTATTTGATTTGCCAGGATCGCCTTTTAAAATCTTTTCACGAACTTCTTTTTCTGAATAATATTTTGTCCAATGTTTTACTAAACCTTCTTCCAATCTACTCTTATATGTTTTTACTCTTTTTTCTATATTTTCTTTAGTATTAGATTGTTTAGATGCATTTTTTGCCCATTCTATTTTTTGCTCTTTTGTTGCTGAGTGAAATCCCAATTTTTCATCTTTGCTTTTCTCTCCACCCAATTTACCACCTATCTGTGCCCATTTTGTAAATTCATTTTTATGTATTTCTGAGTGCTCTTCTGGAGATAAAGCAATTAAATTATCAATATTGTTATTATAAGGATTTCCATCAATATGATGTATATGGTATCCGTTTGGAATTTTTCCATTATGAGTTTCATATAAACTCCTATAATTTATAATATTTTTATGATGTTTACTCATTATTTACCACTTTCTACAGCTCCAATATCTGGCACGCCATCTGGGTCCAGGATTATCACAATTGTGTCTTGCTCTAAATGATTTTCTTCTATTAGGATTAGATTTTTTAATCCTCATATTTGGATCTCCGAAATTTACTTTAACTACGTTTCCTTTATCGTTCTTTACATATACTTTGAATTTCTTAACGTCACCTTGCATTGGTTTACCTAACTTTACTTTTCTTCCGGCATATTCTGCTTCGTAAACACAAGGGCAATTTGCTTCGGCAAGATATTGAGTATATTCTCTCATAAACTGAACGAACTCTTTCATATCATCTTCATTCTCTACATCATATTCCTCAATAGGTTCTACTTTTCCATAATTAAT